ATGATTACACCGCAACAGGCTATCGAACGATTAATCAGCAATAACGAGTTGTTTTACGATGAAATGACCGACTTGATGCGTCAGATTATGAGAGGACAGGTTCTGCCGGAGCAGATAGCGGCCATTTTGACAGGATTGCGTATCAAGGTTGAAACCGTTTCCGAAATTACCGCAGCTGCAGCCGTCATGCGCGAGTTTGCGACAAAAGTGCCGCTGGAGAATGCAGAGGGGCTGGTCGATATCGTCGGTACGGGCGGGGATGGTGCCAAAACCTTCAATATTTCGACGACCTCGATGTTTGTTGCCGCAGCGGCAGGCGCGAAGGTTGCCAAACACGGCGGGCGTTCCGTTTCATCTTCCAGCGGCGCGGCGGACGTGGTGGAGCAGATGGGCGCAAACCTCAACCTGACTCCCGAACAGATTGCTCAAAGTATCAGCCAGACCGGTATAGGGTTTATGTTCGCCCCCAATCACCACAGTGCCATGCGCCATGTCGCCCCGGTACGCCGTTCGCTCGGTTTCCGAAGCATTTTCAACATATTGGGTCCGTTGACCAATCCTGCGGGCGCGCCGAACCAACTTTTGGGCGTGTTCCACACCGATTTGTGCGGCATTTTGTCGCGGGTCTTGCAACAACTTGGTTCAAAACACGTTTTGGTCGTTTGCGGGGAGGGCGGCTTGGATGAAATTACACTGACGGGCAAAACGCGCGTTGCCGAACTCAAAGACGGAAAAATCAGCGAATACGACATCCGCCCAGAAGATTTCGGTATCGAAACCCGCCGCAATTTGGATGAAATCAAAGTTGCCAATACTCAGGAATCTTTGTTGAAAATGAATGAGGTGCTGGATGGGAAAGAAGGGGCTGCGCGCGATATCGTATTGCTTAATACCGCCGCCGCCCTATATGCCGGAAATGTCGCCGCTTCGCTTTCAGACGGCATATCTGCCGCACGGGAAGCCATCGATTCAGGTAGGGCAAAATCGAAAAAAGAGGAGTTTGTCGGTTTTCAACCACAACAAAGATGCCATTTTCTTGGAAAGATGGAGCTTGGGTGATGCCGCCATGATTATGGAACTTTTGTGGCAAAACATAAGCACTTCACGAAGAGAACTTACCAAACTGTTTTTATATAAAAACTTGGGGCTGTACTAGATAACCAGACCAAATTCCCATTAACTAATTGTCTTAAAATCTGAATTTGAGATTCTATTTAAAATGCCATTGGCATTTCTTTAAATGCAGCCCCAAATGCTCTTTGGGAATGCCGTTAAACTTACGTAAATGGCTAAATTCACTAATATCAAGCACATCATAACTACGAAAGGTATCCGTGTATACAATGCCATCAGGCTTAACTTTCTTTCGGATAATTGGCAACAATGTCGCTGATTGCGCATTAGGAACAACGACGGTATAAACCTTATATATTTCGTCCCTAAGAAGGGACGATTAACAAAAATTAACGCCCTTTACTTTCTACAAGTAACAGGGCTTTTTTTTGCCCGTTTTTGAGGATTCGCACCATGGAAGATAAGCAAGGGATGACAAAGGCGGTTGTCGGCGTGATGACGGACGCGTTAGCGGACGGCAGGAAGCCGGCAACCGCTTCAAATCTTCCCCCCTTATCTAACAGGGGGGGTACAGAAACCGAAACGGCAGGCAGGGTTCAGGAAGTCTTCGAATGTTACGAAACGTACATAACGGACGGTAAAGGAAACCTGTTAGGCGTTCCTCTTCGGCGCGGTGTATCAGATTCGGCTTTCATTGATCAAATTAGCTTTTCATTTCATGAAAAAACCTTTTTCGATAAATACGGCGTTCGTGTAAGTCTTTTGGAAGACGAAGATTTCATTCGCGCCGCGTCCATGCTCGCCGAAGAAGTTTTCGGTTTCGGTATCTACAAAGAGTCCAAAGGCTCGGGCGGTCGTTTTTATGAGCGCTGTTGGTTGATGGGTTCGGAAGACGTCCTATACGGTCGCGTCCATTTTGGCGGACAAAACAATACCATCCTTTTCGAACTGACCGGCACCGGTTGCGGCGTCGCAAAAGAAGGCTGGGAATCACGACTTTTCGCATTCCTGACTAATGCAATCCGCCCAAAAATCACACGCGTTGACATCGCAAAAGACTTTTTCAACGGCGAATACAGCCCGAACCAAGCCCGTGAAGACCGAAATAAAGGTATGTTTACCTGTCATCACGTCAAACCAAAAGGCGAATGTTTGGGGTCAGATTGGGAAGAAGACGATGAAGCCAAAATGACCAAAGGCAAGACCTATGGTATCGGCTCCCGTGAATCGTCCAAATATGTCCGCGTCTATGAAAAAGGCAAGCAGTTGGGCGATAAAACAAGCACATGGACGCGCTTTGAAATTGAATTCAAAGCAAAAGACATCGTTATCCCTTTTGAAGTTTTGCAGAATCCGGGCGAATATTTCGGCGGCGCATATCCGATTTGCGAACGATTCGTCCAAAAGGCAACGCGCATACACGCGGTTAAGGAAGATAAGGTCATTTCAGCCGACCGCTACCTTGAATGGGTAAAAAAACAGTTTGGACGTGCGGCAAACGGTCTGAAATTCATTTTTCCCGAATTGGACAAAGCCAAACTGTTTGAACTGATTGAGCCGAGTCATCACAAGCTGCCCAAGTCTTTGGCTCCCGAAGCCTACGACTGCGCCTTTTTGAAAGCTCAAGCCATTCATGAACAGCCCGCATTCAAACCGTACAAAGACCCTTACTATATGTACGAATATTACGAGAATCTTGAAAAACAGCTTGAACAGCAAAAACACGTCAACAATGAAGAAAGCTATAACAACTTCATTTACGACAAATTCGCAAGACTACCGATTTCATGGGCTTAAAGTGTCTGCCCGAAAGACGTTTAATCACACAAGGAAACCAAAAAATGAACATCCAACTTCAAGGCCACATCGTCGGCGTTAAAAAATTCAACGGACAAATCGAAGGCAAGAGCTTCGACTATTGCCGCCTGATTGTCGCCACACCCTTAGACAGCTCCCAAGGCAACGCATTGGGCAGCTCTACTACTGAATACGATTTCGGCGGCTCTGCCAATTTCGAGCAGTTCCGAAACGCCCAATTTCCGATCGAAGCAAACCTGAACGTAGAAATCGTCACTACGGGCAAAACCCAAAAACTGAAAGTCATCGGTTTTCAACCCGTTAAGAAAGGCTGATTGAATGCAGAAAGTCTATGTTGTCCAGTCCGTATCAACAGGGGACTTTCTGTATCTCTCTCCTGAAACGGGCGACATCGGACATACCAAATTAATCACCAATGCCGATTATTTCTACGACTTCGAAGAAGCGATTAACGCAGGTTTGGAAGAAATCGGCAACCAATACGAATTTGTCGTATTCGGATTTTTGAAAGACTGATTTTCGGATGTTCGGCGGTCGTCTGAAAAACGCTCCATCCATTACCGCCAAACACTTTTTAAAGGAAAATATCATGAAATTTATTAACACCTGCCGTAAATACGGCGCAAAACTGGCTGTTGTAACAGCTGCTCCCCTGGCTTTGGCCGCACATGCAAATGCAACGTTGCCCGATACGGCAAAAAACGCTTTGGAAGCCGCAAAAGCGGACGGTATGGAAGCCGGTTGGATTGTCGTTGGCGTTTTCGCCGCGCTTTTTGTGTTTTCCATCGTTAAGAGAGTGATGAAGTAAGACGGCATGTACTACCAAGTCGGAAATAAATGTCTTGAGAAGCACCAGGCTGAAAACCTTTATTTCAGCTTGGTAGTACCAAGAATCAAAGAAAACGGACAGATTGTCAGGCCGGAATATAACGGCAGCCTGTGGAAGATGTCGGACGGTCAGCCGCTAAGGCTTTTATTGGCGGAATGCAGTCCGAAAGACAACCTGCAAAGCGGTCTTGAAACAGGTTGGATAGTATTCGGCATCCTCGCGTCCGTTTACTTTGTTTCCCTGCTGAAAAAGGTTTTGAAATGATGGATTTTTATTTTTATCTCGGCGTTTCCGTACCCGTATTAATCGGGGCGGTTCTGTTTAAGAATTGAGCGCATGAAGTTATGGTGTCAAAATCAGGCTTTCAAAACAATCATTGAAAGGCAGAACCATGAACAAGCCGTTTATCACTCAGGCGCAGTTGGCACTTTATAAATATCAGCCGTCTAGCAAGTATTTTGGGCAATCGATGGCGGTTATAGCGCAATCTGAATTTGTTGAATTTGCGAAGATTAATAAGTCTGAAAATGTTATTGATTGTTTCTCTTTTTTCTGGAATAGAAGAATTAAACATGATATTTGGCTAATCTCATTTTCTGATAATTCAGAAAAGGTAATTAAAGAATCCCTGAAAGATGGTCATAAAATATACAAATTTGAATTTTGCGAAATTGTCGATAATTGCAATTTTGATGATGTATTCGTTTGAAGCGAATGCAAATGCAGTAAAAATATCTGAAACTGTTTCAGTTGATACCGGACAAGGTGCGAAAATTCATAAGTTTGTACCTAAAAATAGTAAAACTTATTCATCTGATTTAATAAAAACGGTAGATTTAACACACATCCCTACGGGCGCAAAAGCCCGAATCAACGCCAAAATAACCGCCAGCATTTCCCGCGCCGGCGTATTGGCGGGGGGCGGCAAACTTGCCCGCTTAGGCGCGAAATTCAGCACAAGGGCGGTTCCCTATGTCGGAACAGCCCTTTTAGCCCATGACGTATACGAAACTTTCAAAGAAGACATACAGGCACGAGGCTACCAATACGACCCCGAAACCGACAAATTTGCAAAGGTCTCAGGCTAAGTGCGCCTGTTGCCGCCTAAAAGGCGGTCCGGATGCCTGATTATCGGGTATCCGGGGAGGATTAAGGGGGTATTTGGGTAGAATTAGGAGGTATTTGGGGCGAAAACAGCCGAAAACCTGTGTTTGGGTTTCGGCTGTCGGGAGGGAAAGGAATTTTGCAAAGGTCTCAGAGTGAGTTTATTTTGGGGCGGCGGCAGGTCGGGGGCAAGCGGTGTGGGGCTTGGTTGTGGTTTTTAGGTTTTTGGGGGTAAAAAATGCCGTCTGAACTTTTCAGACGGCGTTTGTTTTTTCTGTCCAATCGAGGAACTGCCGCCATTTTTCCAGCGGCATATCGGCCCGCCGCGTTTCGGTATCGGGTTCGGCTTCCCAGCGGCCTACCTGTATGTAGTGCTTCACCCCGACGATTTGCGCCAACTCGGCCTGTGTCAGTTTGCAGCGGTTGCGCAGGGTGCGAAGGTTGTAAGGCGTGTAGCCGAGTTCCATGTCGTTGCGGTTTATTTTGTTTCGCATATTTTTTTGACTGCCCGGCGGCAGGTTTCGGTAAGGACGGCGGCAAATCGGGCTTCGTCTGCCGGTTTTCCGTCGAAAAAAATAAAATCGTAAAGGGTGATGCCGTTTTCGGAATGGCGGTAATGCCCGCCCGGGCATTCGCTGTCTGTCTGCCTGTGGATTTTGGCAATCAGGCGGGGATAGCGGCAATGGGTAATGAAACGGCTTGCGCCGTCTTGCCCGATAATCCATTCGGGGTAGCGGTTGAATAGTGCGGCTCTGTTCATTTTGTTCGGGTTGTTCGGGGGATAAAGCCCCTCGCGGGGCTTGTGGTCAGGCAAATTTGAATATCAGTGCCAACACGGCGGCGATGGCGGTAACCAGCCCGGTGGCCGCCATCATGGGATACCATCGGGATTCTTGGGCTATTTTTACGGATTCGGCGTTGATTTTGTGCGCGTCTGCAATGATTTTGGCGATTTCGGCATCTACTTTTCTCAGACTGGAGTGTTTCATTTCTTGTTCGATTATGTTCATCGTACTTCCTTTCGTTTTTGGCGGTTGCCGCCGCTTGTCGGATGGTAGGATGTCTGCCATGTGTATATATTGATACCTTTTAGGTTTTATTGCAAGTGTTTTGGGCGGCGGCTTCGTATGCTTGGCGGTGGCGGCGGCTGTACCATTCGGCGAGTTCGCGCCGCTCTTGGAGGCGGTAGCTGTCGGCGGTCAGGTAGTGGTGCAGGCTTGAGAAGCCGGCGCGTTGGAGGGCGGCGCGGCTGATGTGGCCGAGGGCGAGGTCTGTTGTGAGGGTGTCTTTTCCGGCGGTCAGGCTGATGTTGGTGAAGAGGTGGCGGAATCCGTGCATTGTGTGTTTGGATTTGCCGGGGGTGCTGCCGTCATAGCCCAGTCGTCGGATGGCGTTGTGGGCGAATTTGATGCTGATGTGGTCGGGATGGGGGGCGGGTTTGCGCCGTGGGCGGATGCCGGGGAAAAGGTGGATGTTGTCGCCGGTCTGTGTGTGCAGCTCTCGGAGTATTTCTACCGCCCAGTCCGACAGTGGGACGGTAAAGGGGTGTTTGGTCTTCATGTCGGCGGCGGGGATGTGCCATAACCGGGCGGTGAGGTCGATGTCTTGCCAGCGGGCGGAAAGCAGTGCGGAGGGACGGGATGACTTCCCCGGTTTCCCCATCAATCCGCGCCGCCTCGATTTTTCCGTTGGCGCGCAGCATTTCCACCGCCTGCCGCACCGACATCAACCGCTTGCCGTTGCGCCTCATCGCCTCCACCAAAACCGCCGAAATCAATTTGGCTTCTTCCGGTTTAAGCTCCGTCTTGCCCGCATCGCTGCGCCGTTTGCGCGTCGGCTTGACGCTGACCGCCTCCAGCTTGCGGTATAGCGTGGCAAGGCTGATGCCCAATTCCTGCGCCTGCTGCTTAAGATATGCAGAGCGTGCGCCGCGTTCCATTGCTTCCGCCTGATTCTCGACTGCCTTAAGACGCTCAATCATTGCCGGATTCATCGCCTTCTCCCGTTTCACCGCCCAACCATTCCGGCACATTGTCTGTCGGTGCTTCAGTCGGCAGGGCATAGCTTTCGCGCAGTTGCTCGCAGTCCAAAATAATTTGATTGAGCGTGCCGACCATCTTTGCCTGATGGCTGATCCCGTGTGCCTCACTGTGCGCATTAAGTTGGTCGAACAAATCTTTCAGACGGCTCACTTGACTGCGGATACCGACCTCAAGGCTTGTTAACTGCATCGCCAACTCGCTGCCTACGTCTTCCGCCTTCGGCTCTCTGACAACGGTTTGCTTCTTAGCCAGCTTCTCGGCCAGCTCATCAATTTTGGCTGTTTTGGTTTTCATCACTTCGTCTTTGGCGGCGAGGTTTTCGCGGCTTTCGCGCAGGGCGACGCGCAGCTCGCGCACCGTCATTCGGTCCACATCGTCAAAGGTCATGCCGTTGACTTCTTCCCCTTCGGCCAAACCCACCAGCGTAACGTCTTCTTCGACCAAGAGTTCCAGCAGCTTCGACTTGCCCAAATCCATCAGCTTCGGCGCGGCTTTCTGCATTTGCGGGGTCGCAAAGCGGCGAGTGGCTGACATCAGACGTGATGTTTCTGCGATACCCAGCCCAAATTGGCTTTTCACAATTTCCATAAACCGTCCGTGTTCCGTATGCTCTTTTAAAATAATCAGCGCACGTCCCAGTTCGAACATGCCTTCCATCGTCTGCCGTACTGCTTGACGACCGCGTTCAACCCAACGCTCTTCGCTATAAGTCTCGCCGTTACCCCACTGCTCCATCACCAGCACACTGCGCATCGCTGCCTGATTGCTTACTTTGTCGGTTGCGATAATTTCAATTTCTGTATTCATTTTTTATCTCCAAAGTTTCCGACGTCGGAAACTTTCAAAATCCGTTAATCCACATCGACCCGCTTGCCGATTTCGGCAATCTTGCTTTGCAGCCGTTCATGCTGCTGCCTGAACCGCTCTGCGATTTGCAGGGTTTTGATGCCGTAGGCGTAGTTGCCGTTTTCAAGTTTGATGACCAATCCCGAGGCAACCAAATCATCAATATCCCTGCTGACTTGCGATGGCGTCAGCCCCAGTCCGACCGATAAATCCTTATTGCTCAGACCGATAATCGGATGCTCGTCAAGCGCGATAAAGACCCTCAATAGCCGTTGTACCCTTTTACTTTCTGCCATCCGCATCCTCCTTATTTCAGTCCCAGCTTCTTGGCAATTTCATGCCCCTTGCCGTAATTGCCTTTGCGCTGTCCGCCGACCACCAGATACACATCGCGCGGCTTAAAGCCGTTCTCTCTTGCCCACTGCGCCAGCGTTTGGCCGTTTTGGGCAAAATTTTCTTTTAGTTTTTCAACAGTATAGCCATAGATAGCCCTTTCCCATTGTGATAAAATAGTGAACTATTTATGCACTAGAAATTAATTAGTGCATTACCAATGCGTGAATTATGAGATTTTAAAATCTCTTTTACAAGGATTATTTTGTGATTTCTAAATCTCTTTTTGGTAATCGTTTGAAAGAAAAAAGAAAGTTTTTAGGGCTTACCCAAGCACAAGCTGCTGAAAAAGCAGGTATTGAGCGCGAAACATGGGGCAAATACGAACGTGGCGTATTTATGCCTAGTGGAGATGTATTGCTCTCTTTTTTGAATATGGGAATAGATGTGAGCAGCTTATTTGCTGCTGAACAGGGAATTAGGCCGTCTGAAAATTCTGAAATTAGTAAGGAAGAGTCAGAGTTATTAGGGTATTACCGCCAAGCCAGCGATAACGGCAAATTTGTCATTCTCAGTGTGGCAAAAGGCGCAGAGAAAAAAGCAGCCGAAAATACTCAAGTTTCAGCCACGCATAAAACAGCGTGATTTTTAAATCCAAAATGGAGACAGTCTTATGTTTGACTTTGAACAACAAATCAAATGGGGTGAGCGAGCGGAAGAAATCGTTAAAGAGGCAGCCACCCAGAACAATATCGAAATTCCCGAACCTTTGGCTTCGGCATTAGCTAAGGCGGTAAAAGTGCATTATCTAAGCCAAGCTGGTGTGTTTTCTTTGGTAGAAGCCTATGCAGACACGGTAAATCCAACTGAAAAAGAAGTAGATTACCAAGCAATCGGCAAAGAGCTATTTGAAAAATAAAAAATGCCGTCTGAAATTTTCAGACGGCATTTAGGACACTCCGACAGTCGGGCTGCTCCGGTGTTCTGAAACGGATATTAAGCAATTGAAGCGGCCGTGCATTTTAAAACGCATTAAAAACTACCCCGACATACAGGTCATCGGGCAGGTGGTTCAGGTGTTGAAAGATTTGAATTGATGCCGTCTGAATTTATTTTTTCGACACAGATATTAAAAGAGAAAGGACTGTACAAATGGCAAAAAAAACTACTAAAACTATTCATTATTTACGTGCGCAGCAAAACCATAGCTTGTTCGATTTAGAGGTAGCATTAAGAAGGGTTTTGTCAGCTGCTCCTACTGTTCAAGATACACAAATTGAACAATACAATCAGCTTACCCAAATCATGCATAGAACTTTGGATCCTAAAGATGTAAAAGGCAATTCAATTGGTGGATTACTGATACACATTGGCAGCGGTACAAAAGATGAACATATCCGCACTATGAGCAATAGACCTGTACAGCAAGATGATCATGGTGGAACACAAGCTCCTCCAAGTGGATATTCCTTTTTGCGTAAAGAGGCTTTTTTGTATATTGTTGGACACCATGTAATTTTTTGCGGACATGGTTTTTTGTCAGCATCAACGGTTGCTTCTTATTTAAGTTTACTTAGCAATAAATTGAGAGAGAACAATCCGGATATTGTTCAATTTAATATTGAATTCAAAGCAGTAGGCAATTGCGACAAGTTGTCATTGATACAACAACATGGGGTAAAAAGTATTCTTTTAGATGCTTCGGCATATCAATTATCCAGAAACAGACTGTATCAAGATAGCCGTTCAACCATTGCTAAAGCATTAGGGAAAGTTGGTAGTGTATTTACAAGCGAATTGAGTGATGAGGAATTGGAAGCACAATCCGAAATTCATATCAATTTAGAAGTCTTGCTAAACGGTAATTCGAGAGCCAGTATTGAAGCGCAATCGCTGATGCAGGAGCAGGCAGAGGAAATTATTGATGATGAAACGGTTAATCAAGGATTTTCCATTACCACGCAACAAGGTGAAGTGATTCAGCCCTCTGATGTAAAACTGTCTAAATCTGTTAGAATAGGACGATACGATGAAGCCAACTCGTTACTCCCTGACTCGGCATTTACAGCAATCAGTGAATATTTCCTAGAACTCCAAAGCAGAAACTTAACTGAACAATGAAAAAATATCTGCCCTTACTACGTTTTTTGTTGATTGCTTGTATATCAGCATTTTTAGCATGGAAAGGGCAACCTTTTGTTCATGGGAACGAGAAGGCCGTTGATTTAATTATTAACGTATTTGCAATCTTAGCCGGTTTTTTAATTGCCATTATGACATTGTTTAGTGATATGAGGTTTGATGAAGATGCAAATTGGCGACAAATTCAAATTCGTGAAGGCGTACAAGAACAACGGTATATAAAACATTCCTTACTTTTTTACACATATCTTGCCGTATTAGTTTGTGTTTTTATTGTCATCTTGTTGGCTCATAAAGAAGAATACAAAAATGGACCAGCCATTTTTTGGCTTGAACGGAGCTATTTATTTTTAGCCTGTATTTCCATTTTTTATTCTGTATTCTTACCTGGGAATTTAATTAAAAGCCGAAAAGAAGAGTTTAAAAAATTAATGGAAAAGAAGAAACCCAAAATCTAGAACGAGTTTTAACCCCCTTTAAAATCCCATTCAGACGACCTTTTCTAAAATCCCTGTATTGATTTTTAATTCAATACAGGGATTTTTCCATGTCAGACAAGTTCAACCAATTCATCAACCGCGTCCTCTCTCACGAGGGTGGTTACGCCAACCATCCCAAAGACCCCGGCGGCGAAACCAATTGGGGCATCACTAAGCGCACCGCACAGGCAAACGGCTACAACGGCTCCATGCGTGCCATGACGCGTGAACAGGCAATCAGCATTTACCGTAAAGCGTTTTGGGAGCGTTACCGCGCCGACCAAATGCCCGAAGCGGTCGCTTTTCAATTTTTTGATGCCTGCGTCAACCACGGTTACGGCAATGCCGCCCGTATGCTCCAACGCGCCGCAGGCGTGCCGGACGATGGAATCATCGGCGAAATCAGCCTCAAAGCCATCAATTCCCTTCCCGAAAACGACCTTTTATTGCGGTTCAACGCCGAGCGTCTGGTCTTTTATACCAAGCTGGGTACGTTCACCTCTTTCGGCAAGGGCTGGGTACGCCGTGTGGCGCAAAACCTGATTCACGCCGCCGCAGACAATGCCGATTGAGGAGCAAACCATGTCAAAAAAGTCCATTCTCGCCCTGATGGCCGCAGCCATGCAGCCCGATTTCAGCCACAGCGACCTAGGCATTCGCTACGCCATGCCGACTCAGGGATGTTGGACGCAAGCCCACCGCAAGAGCGGGGTAGCCGCCGCGAAACGCGCAGCCAAAAAAAAGCGTCACAAATAACCGCCTTTTTCCGATGGCTGGGCGGCTTGGTCTCTAATCCGGCCACAGGGAAAATCAGCCATACCAAACTTTGGGCAAACGTCGCCGCAGCCGCCATGACTTGGAAGTTCGTGCAGGCGGCGGACGCGCCCGAATGGCTTTGGTGGGCATACGGCGCGATGGTCGGCGGGTATGCATTAATCAAACGCGGCATCGCCGCCGTACCGCAGTTGGCGGAAGTCAAAAAATCCGCAAATCAGGAAGGGGGGCGGCAATGATTGAATTTGTCCGAGCCAAAAAACGGCTGCTTTGGGCATTTGTGCTTTTGCTTGTGTGGACGTGCGGTTACCGATACGCCGCCGACAAGGCCGAAGCGGAACAAACCGCCCTGATTGCCACCTATCGGCATTCTTCTATGGTTGCGGCGGAACAATATGCCTTGCAGCTTAAAAAAGCGCAGGACGAAAGGCAGCGGTGGTACGACTTTTCCCAAAAACAAGGAAGAAAGCCCGTGAAAAAACAGTATCCGCCGCAAACGAAAAAAGCCGGCTATCTGAAAACCAAGGAAGAACTGCTTGCGGAATTGGCTTGCCTTACAGCGGAAATGGCTGCCCTAAAAAAGCCCGATGCCTTAATCCATGGGAAAGAAGTGCGGCAGAAAGAACGCAACTCGTCGCAGGGTTAAGGCAATGCCATCCGTTGAACTGCTGTTGGAGATTGTCGGACTGCCACGCGGCACCTTCTATTACCAATTGGCCGTCCAATCGGCAGAAGACAAATATGCCGATTTGAAACGGCATATCCATGATATTTATCGACGACATAAGGGAAGATACGGCTACCGGAGGATTGCGGCAGCCATCCGTCACGCAGGAACACCGGTCAATCACAAGAAAGTCAGCCGTCTGATGGCGAAGACGGGGCTGAAGGCAGTGATACGGCGGCGCAAATACCGCTCGTTCAAAGGAGAAGTCGGCAAAATTGCGCCGAATATCCTGCGACGCTGTTTCCATGCAGAAAAGCCGAATGAGAAATGGGTAACGGACGTTACCGAGTTCAATGTAGGCGGAGAAAAGATATACCTTTCTCCGATTATGGATTTGTTTAACGGGGAAATCGTCAGTTACCGTATTCAAATCCGCCCGACTTTCGATTTGGCCGGCGAGATACTGAAAGGTGCGCCGGAGAAACCGGGATCGTCTGAAAAGCCGATACTGCATTCGGATCAAGGTTGGCAATATCAGATGTTTTTTTATAGTGGATTAAATTTAAATCAGGACAAGGCGATGAAGCCGCAGACAGTACAAATAGTACGGCAAGGCGAGGCAACGCCGTACTGGTTTAAATTTAATCCACTATACAACAACGATAGAATCAAGTTGAAATTAAAAGGGCTGAGCCTTGTTCAGTACAGAATTCAGTCCCTGAAAGCCGCTTGA